CAAAAGGAGAGCGCACATGGGCGGCGAGCAGAAACCTCGAAAAGGTCAGCGTAGCCGTAAGCGACAAAGCTGTCTCACGCGCCAAAGCGGAAAAGATGGAACGTAATCCGGAAGATAGAGGTTTCTTCGAAAGGCTATATCCGGGCTGGACGTTCACGGACTGCATCGTAGAGCGTCAGGACGAAGAGGGTTTAAAACGCGGGACAAGTTTTCTTGTCCGCATGCGAAAAGAAAAGAACAGCCTAAGAGATTAGGCCTATTTAGAGTACCATAAAAGGAGCAGGTATGACCAAAAAAGAACTTAGCCGGTACTTCTGGCTCCGGCACGAGATCGCCAGGCAGAAAGAGCGGCTCAAATTGCTGGAGGACAAGATGCAGCGCGAAACCGTCACGGTCATTGACAGCGGCGTGCAGTACCGAAACGGCAAGGCCAAAGCCTGCCGCATGGAAGGAATCGCCGAAGTCGATACTGCAGTGCCGGCAATGATCATCGTGCTGCAGCAGGAAATAAGGGAGAACATCAAACAGGCAGAAGCATGTGCGGCAAAGATTGAATCATACATTCAGAACATCGAGGATCCGAGGCTGCGAGAGATCATGCGTTGCCGCTTTATAGATTGTGACAGCTGGGAAAGAGTCGGAAAGAAAAATTACATAAGCGAAGATTATGCGCGGAAGATGGTGAGGCAGCACATTAAAAAAATGGACCGGTTGTGACCGCTTTTTGTGTGCTATACTGGATACTGGAAAAACAATCACTGAAAACAGTGGTTGTTTTATTTTTGCAACAACCATCCACGGAAGAAACACCACAAAGAGGACATGAACGAAGGCGCAGGAAGATACGGCACACATCGAGGTGCATTTGAAAAGAACAAGAAAAAGATATACCAGACGCAAAGGGTCTGTGGTATCTGCGGAAAGCCGGTGGACTTCAAGCTGAAATATCCAAGCCCGCTCGCTCCGTGCATCGACCACATCATCCCGATATCCAAGGGAGGACATCCATCTGACATCGAGAACATGCAGCTTGCGCACTGGACTTGCAACCGGCAGAAATCCGACAAGCTGGTGGAAAAGAAAATGGTCGACCAGAATGCGGACGTCATATCCAACCGGATACTGCCGCATTCGCTGGACTGGAAAAACTTTAATGCGCGCGAGTAGCAGGACAAGAGGCATCCAGGACAGGGAGCAGAGCAGCGAAAAAGAAAGGGAACACGAAGACAAAACTCAACATAGGGGGGATACCACCCCGTCCTACCCGCCTTCGGACCTTCACGCCGTCACTGCACAAAAATCTCTATGAATTCTCGCGCAAAGTGTGAAGAAAGGATAAATATGCATGGTCTATACATCTATATGCAAAAATTGCGGCAAGGAGTACCGCGCCAAAACCAGACGGAGCATGTTCTGCAGTGAGGAATGCAGGCGGGAAGCAGACAAAGAGCGAAAGCGAATTCGATACGGAGCAGTCAAGGAAGAACGGGTCTGCCCGGAATGCGGCAGAACTTTTGAAACAAAAAGAAAGACAAGCAGTTTTTGCAGCCGGGCATGTTCAATCAAATTTGCGGAAAAGCGCAAAGAAAACCGCGACGTGCTCGAGAAGACAACGAAGGAGAAAATCAGCCTCAAAGAACTGTTTCTGCGAGAAAAAGGAATTTGTTATCTGTGCGGCGGGAAATGTGACTTTGAGGATGTGGATTTGAAAGACGGTTTTTTGATGGCAGGGGACACCTTCCCGGCAATCGACTACATAGCGGCCAGCGATGGAAAAACGCAGAGCGCGAAACTGGCACATTACCGCTGCCAAAAGCAGAAGGAGGAGAAAGATGACACAGTATAAGGGACTTGGATACCTGCGGCAAAAGCTGAACGTAAAGCGGCAGCGCGTGTTGACACGATACGAATACTACGAGATGAAAAACAGGGTAAGGGACTTCATGATCTCAACGCCGCCGGATCTTGCGCTCTGGCAATCGGTCCTTGGTTGGTGCGCGACAGCGGTCGACGCTCTGGCGGATCGGATTGTATTTCGGGAATTTGAAGAGGACAATTTCGACCTGAACGAAATTTTCAAGATGAATAACCCGGATATTATCTTTGATTCAGCTGTATTGTCGGCAACAATCTCGTCGTGCTGCTTTATTTACATATCCCCGGATGAAGAGGGATACCCGAGACTGCAGGTGATTGACGGCAGCAACGCGACCGGCATCATTGATCCGATCACGGGGCTGCTGGAAGAGGGATATGCGGTACTGAAGCGCGACAACGACACAGGAAACCCAATACTGGAAGCCTACTTCACGAAAGAAAGCACCCGGTACATCCGAAGAGGCGCGCGCATGGATGAAGTCGCGGCGCACAAAGTTGGTTACCCGCTTCTGGTGCCGATCATATTCCGCCCGGATGCGAAAAGACCGTTCGGACATTCAAGAATATCAAGATCGTGTATGGCGCTCGTCGGATCTGCGCTGCGAACCATCAAGCGTTCGGAAATTGCGGCGGAATTCTTCGCCTACCCGCAAAAATACGTCACAGGGCTGGCAGAAGACGCAGAACCGATGGAAAAATGGCGGGCGGCCATGTCATCCATGTTGATGTTCACCGACGACGGCGATGGCAACCATCCGGTCGTTGGACAGTTTGCGCAGCAGAGCATGGAACCGCACCTTGCGCAGCTGAAAATGTTTGCGTCTCTCTTCGCCGGCGAAACCGGGCTGACATTAGACGACCTTGGTTTTGCCACAGCCAATCCATCGTCGTCCGAAGCAATCAAAGCTGCACACGAAAATTTGAGATATACCGCACGAAAAGCGCAGCGCTCGTTCGGCTCCGGCTTTCTGAATACCGGATATCTCGCCGCCTGCCTGCGCGATAACTATCAATACGACCGCAGTCAGCTTTACTTGACGAAAGCGGCGTGGGCGCCGATCTTCGAGCCGGACGCGGCGGCACTTTCGGGGGCAGGCGATGCGCTCTTGAAGCTGCAGCAGGCATTCCCGGACTACATCACAGACAAGAAGCTGTATGAGCTGACAGGAATTTAGGAGAGAGCATGAAAGACATTACGCCCGAGCTTCAAAAATCGGTTCTAAGCGATTTTTATAACATGGTCGAGGAAGACACCAAAATACAAGCGATTCTCGCGGGAGAGGATAAGCGGGCAACGCTGACGCAGGTGTCAAAGCACGCAGAGCGTCTCGGAGAATATGCGGTCAGAAGTCTTGAAAAAAAATTGACCGACGAAACGCTTCCGGATGGAACACTCTACTGGAACATTGCCAAAGGCGTAATTCCGCAGCTGATGCAGGAAGTGCAGACAGTCGCCATAGATATGGCGGTGAGCGTGCAGACAAGAGAGGATAAAAAAGCGGGGATTGGCCTAAAGCCGGTGCGCCCTGCGTTTAACCAGGAGCGCATTGAGGCCGTCATGAACAAAGTCGTTTTCCTGTCAAGAATGCCGGAGGTACCGGAAGTTGGATAAGAAGATATACGAGGTTCTAAGACGTTCACTGACGAACATCGCGCAAAACTATATTGACGAATACGTCGAACAAAACGCAGAATTCCGTGCGAAAGCCGGGCTGAAAGCAAAAATCATCCGCAGCACAAACGGAAAGTGCTGTAAGTGGTGCGACCAGCTGGCGGGAACCTATAACTATCCTGCACCGCGCGAAGTCTACCAGCGGCACGATAACTGCGACTGCACTGTGACTTATGTCAGCGAAAAAGGCGCACGCGATGTGCACACCAAGCAGCAGCTACGCGCGGAAGAAGTGAGAAAACGGGTCGAAGTGCTGGGATCGGCCAAAGCACATGGGAGTGAGAAAGACGAGGCTTATGTAAAACGCAAGCGAATTGCCCTTTCGAATGGCGAAAACTGCATGGAGACAACAGACTTGTGGGAAAGACCAAAAGAAAACACCGGGGAAGTCGTTGAAAGAGGGTTTATTGTTATAGACGGAACGCGGCATGAAATTGACGGAAAAAAGATTGAGTTCCACCCAAGCGTGCGAGAGTGCGAAGTTGCAGAGATACTCCAAAAGTGGACTGGCGGGACCGTGGAACTCATGCCAAAAGTGAATTACCCAAAGGGCGTGCGAACACCGGACTATGTGCTGAACGGGATAGAATTTGACTTGAAGAGTCCAACAGGTTCCGGAAAGAACACAATATCGCACAATGTCGAAAGCATAAAAGGGCAGGCTCTCGGGCTTATCTTGGACATAAGCAAAACAGGACTATCGGAAGAAGAAGTGATTGAACAACTGCGCAGGGCATACCGGTCAAAACGATGCGCGCACCTGAACATCACAATCGTAGTAAGCAAGGACAGCGTGATACATACCTTTGAACGAATAAGAAAAATAAAAGAGAAGTGAGACACTTGCACCGACCTGTAAGCAGGACGATGGGCCTCACCTCTCAAAATTATTGTACCACATATCAAAACAAAAAGCAACGCAAAGGAGAAACAACATGGCGAAAGACGATTACCACGTTATTGCCTATAAGATTCTGGCGTACTTGTATCGATGCCTGAAGGACGGAGAAACTGTTCAGGCAGAGCTACTCGAACCGGAAAGCAGGGTGATCAATATCAACCAAAGCTACTGGGGATACATCATGGAAAACATGCAAAAGCAGGGATACATCGAGCATATCACGCTGACGTTCGCGATGGGGCACGAGCTTGTAGACTGGGATGTCAGCAAATGCAGAATCACCCCGCAGGGCATTGAGTACCTGCAAGCAAACCGGACAATCAAAAGAGCCTATGAGTTTTTAAGAAGCATCAAAGAGATCCTTCCAATCGATATCGTGTAGGAGCAGCCTATGCCGGACAAGAAAATCGGAAACCAGCGCCCCACGCAATCGCTCGTGCTGCCATACGAAAAAACCATCGGAGACGAAGCAATTAAGGCTTACGAAAAAACCGGAAGAACTGCGCAGGAGTGGCAGGAGCTTCTGATTTACGATATGATGGCCAGAAATGAAGAGGATCTGTGGGTACACACCAAGTTCGGCTACGCGGTACCACGTCGAAACGGCAAAAACGAAGTTGTGATCATGCGAGAGCTCTGGGGTCTGATGAACGGCGAGCGAATCTTGCACACCGCGCACCGGACTTCGACTTCACACGCGGCGTGGGAACGGATCTGCAAACTGCTTGCAAAGGCAGGGTATGTGGAGAAGGAAGATTTTAAAAGCCTCAAGCAGCAAGGGCTGGAATCAATCGAAATGCTGACAAGCGAAGGTGTGTTGAACTTCCGGACAAGATCCTCGAAAGGCGGGCTCGGAGAAGGCTACGACCTCCTGATCATCGATGAAGCACAAGAATACCAGGACGACGAAGAATCCGCGCTGAAATATGTTGTTTCGGATTCCAAGAATCCGCAGACGCTCTTTTGCGGTACACCGCCGACGGCCGTCAGCTCCGGAACCGTCTTCGCGAAGCTTCGAAAAGCGGCACTCGGCGGCGAAACCAAAAACACCGCATGGGAAGAATGGTCTGTTGAAAAGATGTCCGATGTACGCGATAAGTCGCTCTGGTACTTATGCAACCCGTCACTGGGAACGATTCTGACCGAGCGAAGTGTCGAGGACGAAATCGGGCCGGACGAAGTGGACTTTAACATCCAGAGGCTGGGGCTGTGGATTAAATACAATCAAAAATCAGCAATTACGAAAGCAGAATGGGAAAAACTCATCGTACCAAAGATGCCAAAATTCAACAAGAGCCTTTTTGCCGGAATTAAATATGGTAAAGACGGCGCAAACGTCGCAATGTCCGTAGCGGTCAAAACGCAGGAAGGAAAGATCTTCATTGAAGGCATCGACTGCCAGCCGGTGCGAAACGGAACAGGCTGGATCGTCGACTATCTTAAACGTATGCAGCCAAAAGGCATTGTAATCGACGGCGCAAACGGACAGCAGCTACTGGCGGAAGAATTGAAAGACTGCAAAATCAGAGGCGTCATACTTCCGACTGTCAAAGAGATCATCGCCGCCAACGCTGCGTTCGAGCAGGGAATTTTCTCCGAGACAATTTGTCACACCAATCAGCCGTCAATGGTGCAGGCAGCATCGAACTGCGAGAAACGTCAAATTGGGTCAAACGGCGGATTCGGCTATAAGGCGTTAAAAGACGGCATTGAGATTGCGCTTTTGGACAGCGCTATACTGGCGCACTGGGCATGCAGCGAAAACAAGGCGCGTAAAAAACAGAAGGTATATTATTAAGCCCTTGGCTTATGATATAAATTTACCGACCACCGGGCAAAGTGGGGAAAGGAAAAAAAGATGGCAGAATTCAAGATCATCGAAACACAGGAGCAGTTTGACGCCGCGATCACGGAGCGGATCGCAAGGGCAAAGGAAGCCGCAAGAAAAGAATTCGAGGGCTACCTTTCGCCGGAGCAGCAGAAGAAAGCGGCCGAGGAACTGGAAAGGAAGATCGGCGAGCTCACCGGAGAGCTGACCGAAGCAAAAGGAAAATACACGGAAAGCCAGAGCGAAATCGCAAAGCAAGCGGAAAAGATCGCGAAATACGAGGCGGACTCGGCAAAAACCAGAATCGCGCACGAGCTGGGGCTTTCCTACGATGCAGTTGCGTACCTGCGCGGCGAAAATGAGGAGGAAATCAGAAAAAGCGCCGAGGGGCTCAAAACAATCATCGGAAACAGAAGCGTGCCGCCGCTCGCCGATCCGGAGGGCGATCCGGGCAAAGACGGCACCAAAGCAGCTTATAAAAAAATGCTCAAAGACATGAAAGGAGAATAACACATGGCAGTGACAGCATTAAGCAAAGGATCTTTATTCGATCCGGTACTCATCAACGACCTTATCACGAAAGTAAGAGGGAAGTCTTCTCTGGCGAAACTTTCCCGCATGACGCCGGTCAGCTTCGTCGGCAACAAGGAGTTTATCTTCAACATGGACTCCGAAATTGATATCGTAGCCGAAAACGGTCAGAAAAAGAATGGCGGCGGCACCCTTACGCCGGTCACCATCCTGCCGATCAAGTTCGTTTACGGCATGC